AGAGCTTCTGGACTGACTATAATCAGAAAGTTCAAAAGTTCTGGAAAGATGCTTTTGAAGATTACAAAGCAAACTTCTCAAAATAAGATCCTTTTTGATTGTTTAATCACTGGAATAATTCGCTTTATTCCAGTGATTTTTTGTTTTATACTACTCTATAGATGTATAGGGTATGAACCCGGAGGTATTAAACAATGAAAAAAATGAAAAATAAAATTTCCAAAGTTATGAAAGAATATAAAAAGGGAGAACTTAATATTGGAAAATCAAAGAAAAAAGTTAAATCAAGAAAACAAGCTATAGCAATTGCTTTATCAGAAGCAAGAAAAGGAAAAAAATAATGAGAGCAGCTAAAGACGAATCAATGGCACATGAGAATAAAGAAACTAAAAAAATGGAAGCCAGAGAAACAAGATTAGAGAAAAAAGGATATGTAGAAACAAAAGGAGGAAAAATGGTAAAAAAGAAAAAAAATAAAAAATCTTTTCCAGATATGTCAGGTGACGGTAAAGTTACTAAAAAAGATATTTTAATAGCAAGAGGCGTAATCAAAAAAAAGAAAAAGTAAATGTTAACTAGATCAAGGTTTGAAAAACAAATGACAAAACCTAGAAAAAGAAAAGTAAAGTCCGATTATCTTGCCGGTTTATCTGGTAAAGAAAGAGCAGCAAGAAAAGCTGCTCTTTTAAGATTAAATAAAAATACTAAAGGTTCAGGTATTTTACCAGGTGATTTAAATAAAAAAGGTAAGTTAAAAGGAAGTAAAAAACAAAGTCCACATAATGAAAGGTTTAGAAAAAAATATGGGTAATGTTGCAAAGGCAATACAAAATAAAGCCAAAAAATCTGGAGTATCAACTTCTAAGATAAGACAAATTTATAATAGAGGTCTTGCTGCTTACAGAACAGGAGGTCATCGTCCAGGTGTATCATCACAAGCATGGGCTATGGCAAGAGTAAATTCTGCTTTAACAGGCGGTAAAGCTGCTAAAGTAGATAGAGACATACTTAAAGGTAAAAAAAGTAAAAATAGAAATCCTGATGGTACAACTAAAAAAGGAAAAAAATGAAACAAGGATTATACGCAAATATAAATAAAAGAAAAAAAATGGGAAAGAGTAGACCTAAATCAAAATCTACTATATCTAAAAAAGCATATGCAAATATGAAAAAAGGATTCCCTAAAAAATAACATGGCACTTGAAGTAGAACTAGATAAACAGAAACTGCAATACACTGATGATGAAGGTAAGAAGATTACTGTCGATGTAAATGAAGATGAAACTGATAAAGCTGAAGAAGAATTTAAATCTGATCATTATGAAAATCTTGCAGAAACTTTAGATAGTTTTAAAATTTCAAGAATAGGAAAACAATTAATCACTGCTTATGAAGATGATAAGTCTTCAAGAAAAGAATGGGAAGACCAATACTCTAAAGGTCTAAAGATGTTAGGTGTAATTGTTGAAGATAGAAACGATCCATTTCCTGGTGCTTCTGGAGTACATCATCCATTACTTGCAGAAGCAGCCACACAATTTCAAGCTAGAGCTATTTCTGAATTATTTCCAGCAGGAGGACCTGTTAAAACTCAAATAATAGGAAAACCCACAGATAAAAAAATAGATCAAGCTGCACGAGTTGAAGATTTTATGAATTATCAACTTACTACACAAATACCAGATTACTTTAATGAATTAGATCAAATGTTATTTTATTTATCATTATCTGGTTCAGCTTTTAAAAAAATATACTTCGATGATACGTTAGATAGAATTTGTGCAAAATTTGTACCAGCTGAAGATTTTGTAATATCATATCAAAATACAGATTTACAAACTTCAGAAAGATATACTCAGGTAATGAAATTATCTGTAAACGAAATTAGAAAATATCAAGTTATAGGATTTTATAGAGATATAGCATTAACTAAAACTCAATCAGATACAAATGTAGATGATCAAATACAACAAACACTTCAAAGATTAGAAGGAATGTCTCCATCATCTGCCGATAGATTACATACAATTTTAGAAATGCATGTAGATTTAGATTTAGGAGAAGATGAAAATGAAATTGCTTTACCTTATATCGTTACAATTGATTATGATATGGAAATCATTTTATCAATTAGACGTAACTGGAAAGAAGATGATCAATTAAAACGTAAAAGAACTTATTTTATTCATTATAAATATTTACCAGGATTAGGATTTTATGGATTTGGTTTAATACAAATGATCGGCGGACTACAGCATGCGAGCACAGGAGCTTTAAGAGCTTTACTTGACTCAGCAGCATTTGCGAATTTAAATGGTGGCTTTAGAGCTAAAGGAGCAAGAATTGAAGGTGGAGATTTAACTATATCGCCAGGAGAATGGGTAGAAGTAGAAGCTTATGGAGATGATTTAAGAAAATCATTTATACCACTTCCATTTAAAGAACCTTCTCCTACTTTACTTCAACTTTTAGGAGTAATGACAGAATCAGGTAGACGATTTGCATCAATTGCTGATGCGATGGTAGGTCAATCCGCAGGTTCTGGTCCAGTTGGAACTACAATTGCTCTTATAGAACAAGGTTCTAAAGTATTTTCAGCTATACATAAAAGATTACATCAAGCTCAAGGTAGAGAATTTAAATTAATTTATGAATTAAATGGAGAATATTTAGATGACGAATATCCTTACGAAACGATTGGTGAGAAAAAAACTGTAAGAAGAAAAGATTTTGATCAAGCGATTAATGTAGTACCTGTATCTGATCCTAATATTTCATCTTCTGCTCAAAGAATAGCTTTAGCACAAACTGGACTTCAATTAGCACAACAAGCTCCACAAATTATTGATGTAAAACAAGCTTATAAAAGATTTTTAAAATCATTAAATGTACCTGATATAGAGAATTTACTTATAGATGAAAAAGAAACACCTCGTAGAGATCCAGTTTCTGAGAATATGGCAGTATTAAATGGTAAACCTATACAAGTTTTTGAAGAACAAGATCATCAAGCTCACCTTATGGTGCATCAACAGTTTATAAATGATCCACGATTTGGTGGAACACCTGAAGCTAAACAAGTTTTATATGGTCAAATGTTAGCACATATGGGTCAACATATGGCATTTTTATATCAACAACAAATGCAAGCTCAAGTTGAAGAAGGAACTCCAGTATCAAGTGGTCAATTTAATCAAGAATTTAATGATAAAGAAGCAAAACCACTTCCAATAGAACAAGAAAATAGAATTGCAGTTGCAGCAGCACAAGCAGCACAAGGTTTAATGGGAAGTATGCCACCAAGTCCAGAGCAACAACAAATGCAAATGGATATGCAAGAGAAAATGGCTAACTTACAATTGAAAAATGAAGAATTAAATATTCGTAAAGCAAGATTTGAAGAAGGTGTTAAAACTAATGAGAGACAACAAACTAGAAAAGATGCTGAAGTGAAAGCTAAAATAGTAGAAGCTGCTTCTCGAATTGCAAAACGTGATAAATAATATGGGCGTTAAAGCTGAAGAAATAAGACAAGCTAAAAAATTTTTAGAAAATCAAAAATTATCAATTAAAAAAGTTAAGCCAAGACTTTTTGCAATTGTTGCAAAAGAATTAAACTTAAAATTTTCAGAGATAATAGAAAGGTTTGAAAAAGCAGTAAATGGAAAAACTACTTCAAGCAATAAAAAATCAAATTAAAAAACATAAAGAAGAATTAGGTAATAATTTGTTGTCAAAAGGTGTAGATAACATAGAGGAGTTTAAACGTCACTATGGTTATGGTCAAGGTTTAGATAAATCTTTACAAATTATTAGTGAAACAATTGAAAAATACAAAAAAGGAGAAATAGAAGATGATGAGTAATCAACCGTGGGCTACAGAAGATGATGTACCTACACCTACAAAAGTTCCACAACCTGTTGGATATAGAATTTTAATTAGACCAAAAGGTCCTGTATCTAAAACAAAAGGTGGTATTTATTTACCTGATAAAAATCAAGATACACAAGCTTATTTAAATAGTGTAGGTCAAGTAATAGCAATGGGACCTGAATGTTATAGCGATAGAAAATCACCTTGGTGTAAAGTTGGAGATTGGGTTTTGTTTGGTCGTTATGCAGGTGCACGCATATCTGTACAAAATGTCAAAATGGTGATAGTAAATGACGATGAGATTATTGCTTCACTCGAAAGTTCTGAAGTAGTATCTCAACAAATATAAACATACGTTATTGAGTTAAGAATAACGCCAACATAGGAGATAACTATGCCTAACGAAGAAAATAAGAAAGAGATTGAGGTGA